TGTAATACCAGCAGTTCCACTAGCACCATAAGAAACTACTCTTGATACGCCACTTGAAAAGTCGATAGCAGCAGTAGATGTTCTATCATCTGATAAAGCACCTGTTATAGCTAAAGCACCATTGACTGTTAGTTTTTCAGTTGGACTAGTCGTTCCAATTCCAACATTGCCTGAATCTCTAGCAATTGTTAATCTAGTTGTATCTACACTAGAACCAACACCAATTTTAAATAAGTTATTTGCACCATCATATCTGATAGATGCACCATTGGCTGGACTTGATGAGCTTCCTTCATGTAATAATATTTTAGAATCAGCACCAGCTAGATTAGTATTAATATCTAATGTTGCACCTGAAGTATTTACAATATTTAAATCTGTTTGAGGTGAGGTTGTTCCGATTCCAACTCGTCCTGATGAATCAATACGCATGTGTTCACTAAATGTTTGTGCTGCACCTGCTGATACGGAAGCTGCTGAAAAGAATCTATGTTCTCCTGATTCTTGTGAATAAGCTGAAGAAACTCCTGTATTAACAGCAACAAAAGCTGAACCATTATGTGCTGAGTTTGTGATAATTAATCCTGATTTTCCTGAACCATTAAAAGCTAAGTTACCTTGTGTTGAACCGCCAATTTCAAGTGATGGTCTACCACTTGCTGAATATGATGGAGTAAGTCCTATTCCAAGATTTCCTGAACTATCAAGTCTCATTCTTTCTGTTGCAGATGTTTGGAAAATATGTTGTGCTGCATTTATATATGAGTCAGCCACCGCAGAACCAGCAGCGTTTAAAGATGTTTGTAAAGTATATGCATTATCAACATTAAATGTATAACGAGAAACATTTGATACATCTAATCTTTGTGTAGGACTAATTCCAATTCCAACATTTCCAGCATTATCTATTCTTACTTTTTCTGCTACAGTTCCGTTATTATTTGTATGGAAAGCAAGACCACCATAGTTAGTGCCTATATTAACTCCATACATAGCACCATGTACTTCTTCAGCTTGTAGTTTTACACCTGAAACAGAACCAGTATTACCTGCTAATGTTAGTGTATCTATAGAAGAGGTATTGGTTATTTGAGCTGTACCAGCTACTGTAAGACCGTCTGTTACTGCTGTACCTGTTACGTCTATGCCTGTTGAGGTTGTGGCTAGTTTTAAACCATTAGCATAGTATAAAGAAACTGCTCCACCGGGAGTAAACTGAGCCATATTAGAAGTACCTGCTACATTTCTTATATGTATAGTATTATCAGAATCAATAAATAAACTACCTGTTCCTGCCTCTGTTATAAAACTATTAGTTCCACTATGGTAAATTTGTAAATCTGAACCCGGTGAACCAAAAATAGCTTTGTCGGTATCAGTAAATACTATATCATTACCGTTAGTATCTAAATCACCACCTAGTTGTGGAGTTGTATCACTAACAACATCAGTACTTACAGCACCTACTTGTGAATCTACATAAGCTTTAATAGATTGTTGAGATGCTATACCTGTAGCACTATTAGATGCCATATTGTCTTCATCAAGAAAAGCTTTACCATCTAAAATGTTTAACTCTGCTGCAGTAGATGTAACACCGTCTAAAATATTTAATTCAGCAGTAGTTGATGTGACTCCATCTAAGATATTTAATTCTGCTGCTGTACTTGTGACTCCATCTAAGATATTTAATTCTGCTGCTGTACTTGTGACTCCATCAAGAATATTAAGCTCTGCAGTAGTTACTGTAGCACCATCAAGTATATTAAGTTCTGCAGCAGTTGAAGTTGTTGCTAAACTTACAGCTCCACTAGAAACTGTAAAGTCATCTGAACTAAATGAAGCTATACCTTTGTTAGTTGTTGAAGCATCTTCACCAGCAATAGTAATTGTATTTGTTGCAGCAGAAGTATCAATACCTTCACCACCTGCAATAGTTAATGTTTCACTATCTAAGTCTATTGCTATTGTACCACTATCTGTAGTAGCATCTAAATCTTGTGCTGTAACTTGACTATCTACATAAGCTTTTACAGATTGTTGAGTTGGCACAAGCGTTGCAGAGTCTGAAGACATATCATCTTCATCTGCAAAAGCTGTTATAGTTATTGTACCATCGTTAAGGCTACCAAAAGTTAAATCTGTTATAGTTGTTGCAGCTATTGTACCGCCTTCAACTTTATTACCTGATATTTGATTATCAGCAAGTGTTAAAGTTCCTGAAGATACATCTAAAGTTTTTCCAGTTCCAACTGTAATATCAGATGTAGCTATAGTTGAACCATCAATAGTTCCACCATTAATATCTGTTGTAGTTAGTACAGAACTTGCAAGTGTTACAACACCTGTAGAGTCTGCTATAGAACCTGCAGCAGTACCATCTTTAGCTTTTAAATTTGTAATTTCAAGATTTGTAGAATCTACTGTAGTAGCATTTACGTTAGTAATGTTACCAGTTGTTGAAGTTAATGTAGTGATAGTTGTTGCAGCTATTGTACCGCCTTCAACTTTATCACCAGAAATTTGGTCATCTGCTAAAGTTAATGTACCTGCTGAAACGTCTAAAGTTTTACCAGAACCTACAGTTATATCTGAAGTTGCTATGGTAGCACCATCAATTGTACCACCGTTTATGTCTGCTGTATCAGCTACAAGGCTATCTATGTTAGCTGTACCATCAATATAAAGGTCTTGCCATTCTTTTGTAGCACTTCCTAAGTCATATGTACCATCAGTATTAGGAATAATATCTGAATCAATTTCAGCAGCTAGATTAATACTATCAGTATCTGCATCACCAAATGTAAGATTACCTGAGATAGTAGCATTACCTGTTACTGTAAGATTACCACCAACAGATAAGTCATTGGTTGCAGTTACATTACCTGTAAGTGTTGATGTACCTGTAACAGCAAGTGTAGAACTTAATGTTGTAGCACCTGTAACACCTAATGTAGTTCCAACAGTAGCAGCTTCATCAATAGTTAATGTATCAATGGTGGCAGTTCCATCAATATAAATATCTTTAAACTCTAATGAACTTGTACCTAAATCTATATCGTTATCTGTGACAGGAATAATAGCTCCATCTGCAATATATAATTGTTGTACAGGTGCTGAAGATACTTCTACATAAAATTCTATGTAGTTATTTGTAGTATCTATTAATACTTTATTGTTTGGAGAAGTTTCACCAGCATCTCCAATTAGACCTATTACTGGTCCTTCTGCTGTTGTTCCATCATGTTTGTGACCACTTGTATTACTAAATGCATTAACTAATTGATTGTATTCATTATTAAATAATGCAGCAGTAATTGTATCTCCGTCTATGAAACTACTTTGTCTTATATAACCTGCCATTGTTTTTATCTCCTACCTGAAGGTATGTAATCTACATATAAACCGTTAATTTTATACGATGGTTTATTATCGTTTGAAATAAATGTAAAATTGTTTGAAGTCCCACTTCCTTGTAATGGTATTCTAATCATAGGGTCTGCTATTGCTCCAAAAATATTTGTTCCAAACACAGCTCGTCCAAAAAATGAAGGTGGATTTAATGTTCCAAGTGAAAAATTTTCTGCTGGTTGTGGTACATCTGAACTTCCATAATCAAATCTTATTTGAACTTCTGGAGTAGATAAACCTTCTGCACCTGCTGAAACTTTTAAATAATGTAAAGTTTTTAAAGTTCCTAAATCACCATAATCATAATCTGGCGTTGAGTATCTTGCTAATATAGCAGTCCCATCAAAGTCATCACCTGAATCATGTATATGCACATAACCTGTATTATTCCCGTGATAATATACTTCAACTCCATCTTTATCAAATCCTGAACCTATTTCAGTTACTTCTAGTCCTCTTGTTTCTGACCATTCAAAACCGTTTGCTCTGATGGTTCCTATAATTCCTCTTTGTCCTGCAGCTACTGCATTTACGTTACTATAAAATAATCTGTATTGTGATTTTTCTCTAATAACAACACTAGTAATTCTATATAAATTTATATTTTGAGTTATTGCTGTTAATACAGGTTGTATCGCTTTAGATAACGTACCTAACTCAACGTCACCAATTCTTGCAGTACCAGCAACTGTTCTTATTCCGTCTGGTGCTAAAAATAGTAAGTCACCAGCAATCTCTTGTATACTATAGCCGCTTAAACACCCTACGTTTTCGGTAATAGGGTCTATACGAATATTAGCACTATCATTTATGTTTATTAGTTTATGTATGCTGTTTTCAGCAAAAACTATTAAATCTGTTCTAAATCCTTTAACACCCTGTACTTGGTCTGATATAGTTACAGAACCTGCACCAGAACCTGTAAAGTTATCAGGGTCGTTATAAACACTGTAATAAACAGTATTTAAATTATTTTCTACTCCTGCTGCAATTAAATGATGGTCATGAATAGTAATATACTTTACACCGTTAGTACCATCTACAGTTATTTCATGAGTAAAAAATGTTCTAGTGTTTAAAGCTCCTGTGCCTTCCATTCTAAAAGCCCAAGGTTTGTTAGCACCATCAGCTATAATTACTTCACCGTAATTAAATGTTGCACCTTCAAAAAGTACAAATTGACATTGCCCTTGTCCAGTTCTTGCAGTTGCTGACTTACCTGTAAAAGTTGTATGGTCATCACCACCACCTGCAGATAATTTATTTATTTGTAACCATGTAGCTCCATCGTTACTAAAAAATATATCAGTTCCTGCAGTTACTATAACACCATCTGCATATGGAAATACTCCTTGTATGGTAGTAGCTCCTCCAGTTGGTTGAGTTGCACTACCTTCACCAAACTTAGTAAATCCACTAATTCTTCTATAACCACCTTCAATAGAAACTTCAAAGTTTTCTAACTCTGTAGCTACTCCGGGTCTTCGTAGCAAATCAATCTGATTAGAAGCAGTAACTAAACCGCCTTCACATGCTACTGTAAATGGTTGTGAACGTGCCATAATTTAAAAGTATCTTCTATCGTCTGTCATGTATTTAGGCGTTGGATTCATAAGATTAGACTTCATTTGTTTCATTCCTTTCTTATAATCATCCAATGCAAAAGCAGCCTGTTGTGGACTTTCTTTAAATTGCCACACATAGTATCTCATTCTAGCTGTTACAATATTACTGTATTGCTCTGGTAAAACCATTGTGTCATCGTAAGCTGACAAAGCAGTGGGTCTTACGAAAGCATAAAAGTGTATATTATAAACTTTATCAGGAATAGGACTTAATCCAAATTTCCTGCTATCTGGAGACTTAATTACAAATTTAGGTTCTCCATAGTTTTGTGAGTTAGCATCATCCTCGTTTTCGCTGTCTCTGTAGTATCTTTTCCAATCATCAAGTGTAAGGAATCTTAAACCTCTTGAAACATAAGGAGCTGTTTCTCCACTTACATTAATTGTAGTTACATAAAAATCATCCCAATCGATTGATGCGTAGTCTGTAGTGATACTAGAACTATCAGACTTTAACGTATAAAATCTTTGACCTGCTACTGTAGGTACTGTTACGTTCCCATAAAAGGGGTCAGTACTTCCACTAACTCCAGCAGAAAAGAAAGGTAATTGAGGTTCTTGGTTAGCTATATCAAATATAGATTTATTAACAGTATCTTTTACAAACTTCTGAAAGCCTGTAGCGTTTGCAAAGTTTGCAGCAGTTAATGGAAGTTCATTAAGTTCTCTTAATACTTCGTTAGTTAAATCTAGATATGTAGTAGCCATTATTTTTTATGTACCTTTTGAATTTTAAAGTTTGCTGTTTTACTTGCACCCTTATGAGGTTTGTATCCACCTGAAGGGTCTTTCATTAATTTATAAGACTTACCGGACTTCATCCAGTGATAGCCTTTAGGTGCTGCGACTTTCATGTTTAGTTAGCTGAAGCTTTAGGACATTCTCCATGACCATACATAGGTTGAGCTGAACCGCCTTTAGCATATTTCATTCTACCACCATCCATTTTTTTATCTCTAGGCTTCATGTCATATCCACCCATCATCATTTCTTTTCTTTTTTCTTTTCCGTGTTTCATTCCGTGTTTCATTTTTATTTCCTTGTTAAAAAGTGGAGGAGTCCGAAGACTCCCCCGAATTGATATTAGTCAATTGCATAAAAAGCTGATACTAAGGCATCATCTCTAAGTACTTTCGCACCGTAGACATGTAAACCTCTAACAATATCACCAAACGATGTTGGGTCTCTCAACACTTCTGTTGAAAGGATAGTGTTAGCAGTAGCAGTAGAACTCATATGTCCAGCCATAACTTTACCAGTAGCCGTTGTAGGCGTAGCGATATTGTTAGATTTGTACATATCAAATCCTCTTAGTTTTCCACTTGAAACTAAACCATTTCTGATTGAGCCTTGACCAGCGTTAAAGTCAACACTTAATAGCTTAGAACCAGATTGTGACAACTCTTCATAGAATGAAGGAGGTGCAACAAACCATCTACCTTCTTCAGGTACATTCTGGTCGTCTAAAAGTCTTGCCATTCTTGCCATAAGGTCAATAGCATCTACACCAGTTCCGTCTGAACCTAATAGGTCGACAGAAGCTGTAGTTTCTGCAACACCACCAGTACCGGCAGCAGCATCTGCTCCGATGATATGGTCAGGTGATGAAGCTGATACACCAGCAAACATAGTTGCTAAAACAGCAGCATCATATGAATCTTTCAATGCATATGCAGCAGAGCTTGAAGCAACTTCTTTGAAGTTCACATGTGACATATTTGTTTCAATATCATCTACGATGAATTTGAAAGCTTTAGCACTGTCAACAACCAAAGTTATTTCTTGG